ATGCTAGATCAGCAATTTTGAATTATTATGAAGATAAAAACGGTAAGACTTTTACTTCACGCGAAAACTTTATTGGTAACTATCGCGGTGATCTAACGAAATTGGATGACTTGCGAAAAGAACTACGTAAAGAAAAATTCATTCAATCGTACACCGCTGGTTACAATAAACTGTTTATCATACCCGGTGGCTCTTCTTTGAAAATTGAAGATGAAAACATTACCGTTGAAGGTAAAATTACTGCTTCAAAACTTGCAACAGCATTTATGAAAGTGAACAAAACACGGCAAACCAACCGTGTGATGATTGGTCGCTTCATCGAAGCTATCGCAACCCATTGATTTTATTGAGTTTTTTAGTGCTTGACAAACAGTTCGTATAGTGTTATAATATATATTCATTAATTGAGAGGTATCTAAATCATGGCTCGTAACGAAAATCGTGAATTGTTTCTGAATGCTTTGTCTGAAACAGGTAAAGCTACAATTACAAAACAGGAGTTGACTGAACTTTGCAACCGAATTGGTATCCTTGTTCCTCAATGGTTCACTAAAGAGTCCTCTAATCGTGTGGCTCGTGGTGTGTATAAAGTAATGAATTCTATTTCAAAGCCAACGGTTGATCCTATTGCTGTTGATATGGTTGCGAAAGTATTGCCAATGACTAAACGTATTGAAAATGTTGTAACTGAACTTGAATCAGAAAATCTGATTCCCAAAGCATACCGTAATTATGTACCGTTTGGTAACTTTGATGATCTGCTGCAAGTAATTGCATCGAAAATGTTTTATCCCGTTTTCATCACTGGTCAATCAGGTAACGGCAAAACAATGTCCGTAGAACAAGCCTGCGCTAAACTTGGTCGTAAATTCGTATGCATTTCAATGACGCCTGAGACTGATGAATCTGATCTTCTTGGTAACTTCGTTTTGATCGATGGTCAAATGGTATGGCGTGACGGTCCCGTGACTGTTGCGGCTCGTCAAGGTGCTGTTTTGTGTATCGATGAAGTTGACTACGGTGCTCAAAATTTGGCTGCACTACAACGTGTTTTGGAAGGCAAACCTTTTCTGTTGAAGAAAAAAAATGAGGTAGTAACTCCCACTGAAGGTTTTACTATTATCGCTACCGCTAACACTAAAGGTAAAGGTTCAGAAGACGGTCGTTATATGTTTACCAATATTCTGAATGAAGCATTTCTTGAACGTTTTCCTATGACGATGGAACAAGATTGGGCTCCTAATGCGGTTGAGAAAAAAATTCTGCGTAAAGAATTGAATTCAGTTAACCGTACCGATGATACTTTTGCAGATAATCTTGTTACTTGGGCAGAAGCAATTCGCCGTACCTTTGCTGATGGCGGTTGTGATGAAGTGATTTCTACTCGCCGTCTTGTACATATCGCTAAAGCATACGGTATTTACGGTGATCGCATTAAAGCAATTACTTTCTGCTTGAATCGATTCGATACTGATACGAAAATTTCTTTTATTGATTTGTATACCAAAATCGATGCAGGCGTTAATGTTTCTGATGCTAAACCTGCTGAAGAAGTTCAGCCTAAGCCTAATCCCAACGAAGAAGTCGCGTTTTAATCTCTTAATAAGAAAGACTCACTGGTAAAGGTGAGTCTTTTTTTATCTTTTACCTGTAAAACACTTGACTCGCGTTATAAGATAATATAGAATGATTGAAATTTGAGCGAAAAGCCACTGCTCAAATGAATTTTAAAAAGTGGCTTAATTTTTAATGAGGTATTTCGTAATGTCAGTTAAAACTAAAATCCTAAATTTTCTTTCTAAGAAAGATGGTTATAACACCTTGACTACCAAGCAAGCCCGTTCGCGTTTTGGTATCATCAACGTTGCTGCTCGTATCAATGAACTACGTGATGAAGGTCATGCTATCTACACCAATCGCAAGACTCTTGCTGATGGTCGTACTATTTCCGTTTATCGCCTAGGTACTCCAAGCAAGAAAGTTATTGCTGCTGGTATCGCTGCTCTTCGCAAGCAAGGCGACCGTGCTTTTGCCTAAAATAGTTTAGGAAAAGTTGAGAAGGAGTGATACATATAAGTATTGCTCCTTCTTTTTTTATATGGATAAATTATGGAAATTCAAGTTAAAGTAGATGAATTGAAAAAACATAAAGTCTTTGTAGCCACACCAATGTATGGTGGCATGGCACATGGTCTTTACATCAAGTCTTGTTTAGATTTACAATCTACAATGTCTCGTTATGGAATCGAAACTAAATTTTCTTTTCTGTTCAATGAATCATTGATTACTCGCGCAAGAAATTATCTTGTTGATGAGTTTCTTCGCACAGATTACACACACTTACTTTTTATCGACTCTGATATTCATTATAGTCCTCAAGATATCATCGCACTTCTTGCTTTGAACAAAGATGTAATCGGTGGTCCTTATCCCAAGAAATCTATCAATTGGGGTAATGTAGCAGAAGCTGCACGTAAAAACCCAACGATGGATCCAAAAGAACTTGAGAATCTAGTTGGTGAATATGTCTTCAACGTAGTTAAAGGAACAAAAACTTTTAGTGTTTCTGATCCTCTTGAAGTGATGGAAATTGGTACTGGTTTTATGTTAGTGAAGCGGGAAGTCTTTACTAAGATGGAAGAGGCTTATCCAATGATTCGATACAAGCCAGATCATGTTGGTCAAGCCAACTTTGATGGTTCGCGTTACATTCATGCATACTTTGATACTGTTATCGATAGCCCGAACAGCATCACCGGTGGTGGTTCTGATCGTTATCTTTCAGAAGATTATATGTTCTGTCAAATGTGGCGTAAAATTGGTGGTCATATTTTCTTGTGTCCTTGGATGAAAACTCAGCATATTGGTACTTACGCATTTACGGGTAACATGCCTGCTGTTGCTCAACATACAGGTAGGCTGTAATGACTGTTGCTAGAAGTATTGTTGAAGCATCGCAAACTGCAACAACAGGCGGTCGCAAGTTTGATGGCGGCAAGCTAGAGTATGGTTTGTTGCCACCACTTGCACTAAAAGCAACAGTTGATGTTCTTACTGTAGGCGCACAGAAATATGAACGTGACAATTGGAAAAAAGTACCTGATTCAAAACGCAGGTACTTTGACGCCATGCAACGACATATTTGGGCATGGAAAGAAGGTGAACAAAATGATCCTGAAACAGGAAGAAATCACTTAGCCCATGCACTTTGTTGCCTCATGTTTCTGTATGAACATGATATACTGTATTCTAATGATGAACAAATTAATAATGGAGTAAAAGAATGAAACTTTCAAATGAAACAATCAGCGTTCTAAAAAACTTTGGTGCTATCAATCAAGGTATTATGTTTAAAAAAGGCAAGACTCTCAGAACTGTTTCTTCACATAAAACTATTCTTGCTGAAGCAATTATCTCTGAAGAAATGCCATTCGACTTTGGTGTGTACGATCTGAATAATTTTCTTTCTGTAGTTTCTCTTCATAAAGATGATCCTACTTTTGAATTCGATTCAAGTCATGTACTCATTACCGGTCACAGCGGAAGAAGTCAGTTGAAGTATCGTTTCTGTGCGCCTAACATGATTAATACTCCGCCAGAAAAGCAATTCACTATGCCTGATCCTGAAATCAAAATGACTCTTTCTTCTGATGATTTTGATTGGATTATGCGGGCTGCTGCTGTTCTTGCTTCGCCACACATCGCTATTGAATCAGATGGTAGTAAAGTTTCTTTAGTTACTATTGATCTTCAGAACGATGCTGCACACAGCGAAAAGCTATACGTACCTGTACCAGATGTTAGTGGCAAGTATCGAATGATTTTCAAAACTGAAAACTTGATTAAAGTGCTACCCGGTACCTATCAAGTTAGTATTTCTACTAAAGGCATCGCACACTTTAAGAGTGAGACTAAACCTCTTCAATATTGGGTTAGTATTGAACCTAGTTCTAATTATTCAGCAGAATAATATGAATTTTATTTTCTTTTCCAAAATTGGTGATAATAGTTCAATCGCTGTCAATCGCAACAAAATTTTATCTGTCAAACCTCATACAGAAGGTGGTACAGTTTTGTATATGCAAGATACAGGTATGCAATCTTCGTATCACATTTCAGATGATTTTTTAGATGTGGTAGCACGATTGAACAACCCTGCGTTGTATTGAACAACATTGA